GCGAAGCTTGCAAATTCCTGTCAGTGCAACTAGGGATCGAACAAAAAGACGCGCATATTAGCCGGTTTGATATTTACGAATGCATCAAAATAATTGATGGCATAACCAAGCCGTATGCCGCATATACTGCTATTGTTGCTGCTCGTGCTGAGTATGCGGCTGCGTGCCTCGTCGTTGTACAACAACGGCGGGGCTTTTACAATACACGGAAAGGACGGACTGACTAGTGACGCCGCGTAAGGAATTCAAGCCGCGTAAATACCAACCGTTAATAATTGATCACGTCATAGCCCATCAGCGTTGCGCGGTATGGGCGGGAATGGGAATGGGTAAAACGGTTAGCGTCTTAACCGCTATCGACCTTATGCAGTTAACAGGTATCGAGCTAAAGCCCGCGTTAGTTATCGCACCGCTACGCGTGGCAAAAACCACGTGGCCGGAAGAAGTCGCGCAATGGGCGCACCTGGCCAACTTGCGCGTAGTTCCGCTTATCGGTAATGAAATGCAACGCGTACGGGCTATGCGCGAAAAAGCGCAGGTTTACACAATCAACTATGAAAACTTACCCTGGCTACTCGACTACCATATCGCAACGAAAACCAAGTGGCCGTACGGGACTATCGTAGCTGACGAATCGACAAAGTTAAAAGGGCTACGCGTTACCGTCAAGATTAATAAAAAGACGGGTAAGGAGTACGTAAGCGGTCAAGGCGCTAAGCGGGCTAAGGCAATCGCGAAAATCGCGCACCATACCAACCGCTGGATTAACTTAACAGGTACGCCTGCCCCGAACGGCTTAATGGACCTGTGGGGGCAGACCTGGTTTATCGATAAGGGGGTAAGATTGGGCCGAAGTTTTACTGCGTTTGCTGACCGCTGGTTTAAACGCGATTACAGCGGTTATAAATGGGAAGCCCTGCCTCACGCCCAAGGGGAAGTTCAAAAACTACTGAGCGACGTATGCTTGTACGTAGACCCTAAGGACTACTTTAATCTTGCTGATCCGATCATAACTCCGGTATACGTTGAGCTACCGCCGAACGTTCGTAAGCACTACAACGCCATGGAGCGTGCGTTGTATTTTCAACTAGAAACGGGGCAAGAGGTAGAAGCGTTCAACGCTGCGGCTAGAAGCATTAAGTGTTTACAGCTAGCGCAAGGTGCGGTTTACACCGATACGGAAACTAAGGCTTACGAAGAAGTGCACGATGAAAAGCTTTCGGCGCTTGAAGATATTATTGAAGAAGCTGCGGGTATGCCCGTGGTAGTAGCCTACCATTTCAGGCCGGACCTAATACGGTTGCAAAAGCATTTTAAAAACGCGCGAGTATTAGATAATAAACCGCAAACGCAACGCGACTGGAACGCAGGCAAGATACCTATACTTCTCACCCATCCAGAAAGTGCCGGGCATGGGTTGAACCTACAACATGGCGGTAACATCATTGTCTTTTACGGCCATTGGTGGAACTTGGAAAGCTACTTGCAGGTGGTAGAACGTATCGGGCCGGTACGCCAGTTGCAATCCGGCTACGACCGGCCGGTGTTTATTTATAACATCATAGCCAAGAACACCGTCGATGAAGACGTGATCGAAAGCCGTATTAATAAAAATGAAACAATGGAAGTATTAAAAGCCGGTATTAAAAAACGACAAGGGGGAAAGGTATGAGCGCAAAGCTTATTCCGTTTTCGCAGCGTACCGATCCCGCTGACCACTATACCCGAGTACTTAATCAAATACGTGCGGAATTAACGGAGGAAGACAAGGTGGGTCGTCAACGCGCTATGCGAGAGTACCTAGCTAAGTGTAACGCGATCATGCGAAAGTATAGCCCTGAGTTATTCGAGTAACTTTCTACGTCGTTCCTCTAGGCGATTAGGTATTACAGCCGTCTAAGAATTTTAAAAAGGGTGTCGGCAATGTCCCAATACCCTGCGCTACTCGGATGTAGCCCATCAAAATATAAAGTGTTTGACGCAGAGTAGACGCCGCCCAACCTTGTGTAAATGTCCACGAATCCGCAATTATTCGTTTCGGCAAGGGTTTGCATAGCTGCGTTGTAATTTGTTTGATGTGTTAGATACGGTAGTCCGTTCGAAGCAATGGAAGTCGCAATAATCACGTCGCCTGAAACTTTTGCCGAAGTAATCAAGGTTTGAAGATTCGCGGTAAACGTTGCGACGGAGGGGGTTGTGCCTGCGGCGTCGTTGATACCGAGCTGTATAATCGTCAGGTGAGGAGCGAAGACGTTGATGAATTTAGGCGCGCCAAACGACGTCGGATTCAGCACCCAATCGCTCGCCTTAGACGAACCCACCCCAGCATTGCCCACGCGGATCTGAGCTACGGAGGAGTTGCGCGGCTCAATACAAGAGATATAGGAATTCCCTACCGCGTTCGTAATTGTCACCGTATTCGCTGTTGACGAAGAAGCCGCAACACACGTAATTTTGAGGATATTAGCCGCGACGTTCGTAGATTGGACTACGGGCGTTCCACCCGTCGCTGTTGCTGTGATTGTCCCGCCGCCTGGATAAGCTATGTAATAGACATCGTAGGTGTCGGCGTCAACCCCCGGCGTACAGATAGCTGAACCTGTCAGCCCGTTCTGGTTGATTAGCGTTCCGCTGTTGCCGAGTGAAAAAGTCGATTCTGCCCACTCTCCGGTGTACGTCCATCGGTTATCGGCAAGGGAGTTTAGTACTTGCGGCGCGGTTACCAAACCGTGCATCGCGGGGGCATAGTAGGAGTTTAGAAGGCTCGCCAATCGTATCGGATAAGAAGCGTTCTGCGGGATCGATAGGCGGGTATCGCTGCCCTGGCCCTGTGTAGTACTGTCGCCTATGCAGAGCACTTTCATTCCACTTGCGCCGTTTCGCACATTCGCAAGCGCGGTACGCCAACGTCTAAAATTGGCGGAAGAAAATCCGGACGTTAGGACGTCAGTAGCTGCGAAAGTACCCGCGACATCTTCGTTGGTGACCGGGTTACGGTACCCCTCAAGCGCACCTGTTACTTCATCGAAAATTCCGTTAAAAGGACGTTGAATTCCTTGCATATTGTTCCTCTAGGCGATTAGTTGATACTGATAAATAATTACTTTTTTATTGCCGAAGGATATCCCGTTATAGCCTTATGCCGATTTTATCTTTTACACGGGCTAGTTCGCCGTCTATTAATACTATTTTAGAGGGCGAGTAAGTGCCCTCCCCATCTGGCGGAAGACAAGTAGCATAAACAGAATCCCATCTTGACGACGGTCTGTCGGGGTGGTCATCTACTTCCCAAATACAAAATCTACCGTGCACTGCTCCAATACGTACATCGGTCACGCTGTTTGAAGCCCCATCGGGTGTAAGTAGTGTGACGGTGTCCCCAGAAATTGTCATGCGAACTTCGTAGGCAGTGCCATCTAATAAACACGGAGTGGCATACGTGCCTTGCGCCAAATTAACAAAGGACCCACTAAACGACACTACCTGAATAGTCCATCCGGTATTTGTTGCAAAACAATGCACCGCGTGCGCTATAGTGAATGCTTTATCTGTCATGGCAATTAACGTTCCACCACTAGGAACAATGTCCCCGTCGTCAGTCCACGATAGCATGCCGCCCATAACTACAGGAGGAGCAGCTAAATTTATCAGCCCATACCCGTAGCCTGTTTCAGCGTTTTGGCAGACTAACCGGCCACTTTCAATTTTTAGTAACGCTGCGCCAGTTTCGGCCCACAAGTGCCCGCTCGGGCTTCTACCTAGTATCGTGTTATCTGCTCTATTAAAGTCATCATAGAAGCTATACGGCACTTTAGCCACAGTAAGACCGTACCGTGATGCTAATGCTTCGGTAACTAAGCTAATTTGAAACGGGCCAAGCGCACCTAAAAAGCCAAAACATTCCGCTATTTCGCAGTTCGCCGCAGAGCCATTCCCAAAGTTAGCGCCAAGCCTTAATCCAGTGCATACGTGCGCCCCCAGGTTCCCGCCTGATAGAACGTTGTCGATATACATTTCACTGCCATTGCCTGAATAAACGACCGCAATAATGTGCCAGTTAGTATCGATTGCCTTGTCCGTCGTAAGCGTAGCGCCTGACGCCGCGGTGAAAACCGCTACAGTCTGGCCTATTTGAGATAAGTTCGTGGCGGTAATACCGTCGCAAAATATTGCGGCTGTTGCTGCGCGGCTACGCACAACCAGGAAACGGGTATGAGGATGCGGGATAGCTTGTTGGGTGCGTGCTACCGTACCTAAAACAGTGTTTGGACCAGTACCCAACATCGCGTAGGTAAAAGTGGTCGTAAGTGGCACCGTTAAAACCCTAGTTACAATGTTGTAATTCGTAGGTGTGCAGCCCGCAATGGTTATAGCGTCACCAACTACTAAACTGTGCGCCGCTGCGGTAGTCCCTGTCGCTGTTCCTGTGCCATTATCCGTGAGAACCGTAAGTGCTATTGGCGTGACACCTGTAACTAAGAAGTTTAATGAGCTTGCGTTAAAGGACCAAATAGGGTAGCCATTTAACCCGTTAACGCCTGTTCGTAATGTTGGCCTAAACGAAGAGCCGCCAGAAGTAAGGTTCGCGCCCGCTCCACCAAGTGGGCCAAGGTCGCGTACCGAGCCTACCAAAGCGCCGTCGGCAGTCGCGGCAGTCGTGAGCGCTTGATCGGTGTAGTTTTCTGCACCTGCGCGATACCAGTACACTAGATCATTAATCGATGCAGGAGAAAAAGGCATTATTACCTAGACGTAGGTTAACGCAGCACGGTTATCGAAGCTACCGCTAGCAGTAGTATAAGTAGTGATAGTGGTAGCGCCAACTACACGTACTACGCGCGTAACAGTCCAAACGGTAGCGCTCGTAGCCGCTCCCGGAGACGCCCTACCGATGTACAGCGGGTTTCCCGAAGCATCTTCTTCTATAACGATTTTATCCCTACCATTGCCGGTAAAAAACGTGTTATCAACTCCCATAACTATCTCCTTATTGGCAAGCTTGGACGGCGGCTTCTAGTTCAGTCTCGTAGCCTATCCGCTGGTTGCGTTCGGCTAATAATAGTACAACTTTATCTAATGTAGGCGTTTCTTTTGTGGCAGTACTGAAAGCGAATACAGGCTTAGCTGGTGGGGCTATTTTACAAGGAATAATAATCTTAGTAGTTTCGCGCAAAGGCTCGCGCGTACTAGCGCAACCGCCTACCGCTAGAAGGACTAAGAAACTAACTAGGAAGATTTTCATTAAGCAATTTTTCAATGTCGCCGATAGGTGTTCCACCAGGGGATGGAACGTAAATTACTTTATTATGGGCATTTACTAGTCGGGCGTTCTTGGCCTTATAGACTTTCGTAGTTTCTTCAGCTTGTCGCATAGCCTGTTGCGCAAGCGTTGCTCGCGTTTCGGCCAAGGACTCCGCCGATCGTAAACTGTTTTCGCAGGATAATTTAGCCTGCATTGCTTCCAGTAATTTAGTATTAGTAGTTACCAGCGCTTCTTGCAACACGTTCATTTGATGACGTTCCCCCGCGATACAAAGTAAAGCAACGACCAATAGCGCCCCTAGAATGGGCGACAGCCGCGCCATTAACCAGGCCAGTATCATGGCCTTTTACGCTTAATTATTGGAGACGGCGGAGGGGTTTCCGAAGGGATGTTAGGTTGACGGGTAATTCGTGCGAGTATCGATAATATTAACAGGATAGCGACCCACTGTTTAGGTAGGTGGTCTTGGAGCGCTGGAAGGTATTCGTATAAAAGCGATAGTGAAATTACCAGGGCTTGGATCCATACGGACCAGAATTTATAAGCGACGCGCCAATTAGGTACTAAGTGTAGTTTTTTCACTTAACTCCGTTATGCTCTAAAGAGTAATGGTTGCCATCGTTAAATCGTCCGCCCCAGGTTCCGCCTAAGCTTTCCCAATATTCACCAAGCGGCGTATGGTCTTCTGTCCTATTTAAAAATTTCCTGTTTTTAAATAAGTTAAGGTCCACCGCCAGTTTTGATAAATGTAATGAATTTGATACACCGCTACCTTTTGCCGCATTTAACTTGGCTTGTTCCGGTGTGCGCAACGCTTCGCCGTAGGTTAGCGTATACCCATTAGCGTACGCCCAAGCGATGAGCTTACCTGTCATTTCGGTAAAACGGAACTGTTTTTGTAGTAGTTCGCTCATTTAACTACGGAGCTACGGTACTCCATGGCGCGGATACGCGCTTCGTGATCGATCAACTTCCGGTCTTGTTCCGCGTTCATCGCGTCTAAGCGGCCGGTATCGCGCTGGAAATCTTCACGGGTATACTTTTCTTTTAGAAGAAGTTCGATGCTCTTATCTAGGCGCGTAACCGTTTGGGTTATTTCGCCTGCTCGGTAAGCTACGTAAATTGTTTGACCAAGGAAAGCTAGGGTAAACGCTGCTACCGCGACCAAGACGTGAATGCTTTTAATCGCGTTCTCCATAGATGCGTCCGTTGCTCTACGATGCGGGGTAGAAGGCTGCTCGGCGTTTGATGTCATTTTTTTAATCATATCGCCCTCGCGATTAAAGGTTGTACCTGGGTGCTTATGATCATCGGGTGATCTTCATCTTTTGGGCCGTACTGGCTGTCAGGATGATAGGCGATTATAACCATTTCAGTATCTGTAGTTTTAAATCTATGCAACTCCCCCGCTGGTAAGTGGAAAGCATCCCCTACTTCTAGCGGTAGTAAAACGTTACCAATGCAGGCAACGCCCGACCCGCTTGCTACGCAACCGAAGCGTAACGACGGATGAGTGTGGAAAGATTGATTCGTATCCTTTGGAAAATACAACACGTTTAAGCATGGTTCTCCGAATTTCAACGGAGCAATCAATAGCGAATCCGTACAGCCGTCGATGTACTGCAAGCGTCCACTCGTTTCGATAGCTTCACCTAACACCGTCATACCGTCAGAAAACGATAAGAACACAATTAAGCGACCTACCCCATTTAACGATACTTCAGGTCCCCCTTTAATAGCGAAGTAGCCGCCTTGCTGTAGGGGGAAGCCGCGATAGTTCCATTCGCCGGACACTACGAAGCCGTAGTAGGTTGCCCCGTCCATGTATAGCGTTACGTCTTTGGGGCTATCTAGGGCAGCTTGGAAGGCCATTACCGCGCTATCGTCTACTCCTGGGAAACCGCCAACTTGGTTATTCTTAATTACGTCCATTACCCTCCCGTGTGAAGTTTTCAAACATCTCTTTGTATACGTTGTTTGCGTCAGCCGGTAAGGATCCTACTTTGATTTTATTATCTCGGTAGTCCTGATCGCGGGTGAAGGCGTAAATGTAGTCTTTAGCGGTAAATTTATAGGTTTTATAGATAGGGTGTTGACCGCTTACGATGATTTTATTATGGCGATGGTTTTCTTCCGTCATTGACCAGGCTTGAAAGTCATCAGTGCGGAAAAAATGATGGCACCGGCTAAACTGTTCTTCGGTCACGTCGATATCTTTAAAGAACCGCAAGGTAGCATCTTGCCATTTACAGGTGATATTTAACCACCAAGTGGCATCAAAAAAGTTCTTAATAGGGAAAGGCGCTTTCGCCGTTAATCGCGTCAAATTAGCGATAGCGGTGCCCTCATCCCCGCCACGGGAACGAAGTAAGGCACCAACCCACTTTTCCCAGGGTTCGTCGAACGCGCGGAATAGATTGTGTTTCTTACTCTCGTAATCTGCGGTGTTAATAGGGGGTTTCCATTCGCGAAAACGACTAAGTAGCACCGAACCAAAAATCTGATCGCCCAGTTCCCCCGTAACCGTTAACGGTTCAGGACGCCAGGCAAGTTTTACGGTAGGCGGTACGAGCCGTTCGGTTAACTTACCGCTAATATGTTTTGCATGGAACAACGGATATTCTACAATCGAATCGCGATTAAGACATACGGTAATACGTTCGGACGCCCCTGCGTTGATAAGGGCTACCAAAGCCACCGTAGAATCGATTCCACCGGACCAATATAGGTCTATTGGGTGGTTTAGCGCGGCTAGTTCGCGCGCGCGTTCGTCGCATATCTGAGCAAAGGATTTATTAGTAGTGTAGGTCGGAAGAGCATCTAGGAATTTAAAGTCACGCCCCATTTTTAACGTACCAGTACGATCTATTAATTGCGTACCGGGCACCAGTGGAAGTATTGACGCTATGTCGGGGCTTAAGCCTTCGAGTGGAAGGCTATAGTGGATTAAACGTTTACTCATCAGGAGAGCTAAGCGCCTCATTGGTCGCGCGGTTAATCAATATCCGCATATCAGCGGGGGTACTTCCGGTTTTTACGTCTTCTTTACGCGCGTCACGTGTCGCGATTATTAAGGGCGTTTTACGGTAGTCGCCAGCCAATATAGCAGCGTTAATGCACGGGCTGAACAAAGAATCGATCTGACTCATAGTATTCAGTTGTAACGTACGGAGATCAAGGGGTTGTTCAACCCAGGTAGACTTTCTAAAAGACCAAACCTGCTTCCTCACGTCATTCGGTTGCGTATCAACCAAGGTAACGCCTTCGGTTGACGCGTCTATGTTACCTAAATAGCTACCTTGAGCATCTACCGCGATGACGTACCGCCATTCGTTGTCCCCTACCAAAACGTAGTGGTCATCCGTTGGCGGTGCAACCGGAACTATCTTTCCAATTCTAGGGTCGCCTACGTCAACCCAACCAATAAACTTATTATCCACGTCGGCGGCAACTACCGTATTGGGGTGGTCACGCCGTATTGCGTAGGCAAACGCTTCAATTTCTACTTGCTGCCGTTTGTCTAACGGTTGGTTATCGTCGTAATATCGGCCAACTGGATCGTAATTAAAGCTATTGTAATTAAAAGAGAACGCCGGTTTTTCAAAAAAATCATAGCCCCCTTTAGCGTCGCGTAGTTGTCCACGGTCTTTTTGCCAACGTAGAATAATCATGACACAACACCTTTCACTTGAGAGCCGTTATTACCGCTTAAGAACGTAACTACAAAACCGTTTAAATTAATTGCTTTACCGCCTGCGCCTGCGGCTTGCCCGGATTGGCCGTAGGCGTTAACGTTGGCTAGCCCCCCTGAACCCGCCGTCCCCGATGCGCCAAAAGTACCCGCCGCACCGCCGTTACCGCCGATAAACGTTACAAAATTAGGACTTTCATTACTGCCGTTGTTTATCTCCCCAGAGTTCCCGCCCGCGCCGCCGGAGCCTCCTCCACTCGTATTACCGGAACTTCCCGCCGTAGACTGTACAAGTCCGTACCCAGGGGAGCTTAAGCCCCTAGCCCCGCTGGGTGCGCTCGTATACGTGGCCCCGCCGCCGCCGGATCCTGCACCTACGTAAAAACTACCGTTCGTGGCCGCCCCGCCGCCGCCGCCGCCGCCGCCGCCGCCGAAGATGTAACCCGCCGCGTTGGTAATTTCTAAAGCTTTTTCAAGGAGTATTGCGCTACCGCCTGCGCCGCCCGTAGTGGGACTGGTCGAAGTTCCGCCACCGTTGCCGCCGGACCCACCCGTACCGAATATGCTACCGTTGTTTACTAAGCGAACAATTGAACCTGCTGTCCATCCGGTGCCGGTACGAAAAGATGACAAACTAGCACTCGCTGAATAAACGTAAACTCCGGGGTTTATCGTAACCGTTACGTCAACGTCGTACGCAGGTGAACCCGCAGCGGTAAACACGTTGTAGTTAACAGTGTTACCCCCAATTACTAAGTTTACAGGGATTGGCCCCGTAGACGACACTGGTTCACCGGCGACTAAATCGCCCATACCGTTTAAGTTATTTACACGCAACACCATTACGCGTCCGTCTCGGCGTCAGTTGTGTAGTAGAGAGATACCCCTAACAACCGAGCATCCGCGGCCAAGGTGTCCGCAGCATCCGCGGGGGACCGTGCCACTTGGAAGAATACTAAATCGCCATTAGCCGGAGTGTTTGCCACCGTGATCGCAGGAGTTTCAGCGGTTATGAACAGCGTAGCCGCCGTGCCGCTTGCGTAGGTATCTGCTATTTGTTGAGGCGTTCCAAACGCTTGCGCGGTACTTTCGGTATCCCCTACGGCTAACGCCGAAAGCTGCCATACCACCCCCTGACTAGTAGCGCCGCCCATCGGTTGCCAATGAAACTTAGCGATCAGTGTTCCTTTATTCCACGACTTCGGCATAGCGATAATGAATTCGGCGAATTCCTGCGTCGTTTGATCAAAGTCTAACCCCGTACGGTCAGGTTGCCCTACGCCACCGGGGGTGTTACCCACAATTAGTCCGCTACTCGCCGTACGGGAACGCATAGACATCGCCGGTTCAAATATAGTATGACGACCGATAGTGGTAATACCGATAGGTAGCCCAGACACCAAAGCTTTTCGCTTATTGAATGAGTTACTAGCGTCTGCGATGACTACGTAATCCGTCGTCTGAATAGTTCCGGCATCCACTAGCCCAGAAAACACGGCGTCGTTAAGCTTGATCGACGTTACTGCGCCATCCGCTAAACGACTCGCCGTAACCGCGCCCGAAACAATTTCAGTAGTACCTATAGCGCCTGCTCCGACGGCTACCGCGGAGGTATTGACTATAGAAGCCCCGTCTTGGCTCCAACCGAGTAACTTACCGGCAGAAGGTGCCGGAAGGGTAGCGGATACGAAAGGAAAACCCACTGGCAGTTTTAACGCGCGAGTAAACAACGCTTTTAGCTGTTGGGCTAATCGCGTCATTTTATCTAAAGCTACTTCATGCGTTTCGGGGGAAAACTCCCCTTCATTGCGGAAGTCGGTTCTTTGCGTGTACGGCAAGTTCAAACCTACGTACAACGTACTGTCGTTAGCGTAGGTTATATTTAAATACAGGTTAAAGCCGTCGGGGCCGATATCCCTGACTACGTAATAGTTCGTCGTTAAGACTAGGGTAGTTTGTACGTTAGCCGCCGTGGTAACAACCACTTGGATTTCCGTATCGTTTTCAATGTGAAAGTTACATTGATACGGGCCTAAAGTATTAGGACCTAGAAAAAACGCGGAAGAAACTTCACTTTCAATAGTCATGATTTAATCCATTAAGGTTTAGGCGGCCCTGCGATTACTGAACCAGGTATTTGAAGCCCGTTTATTCTACCTTCGTTATACGCTACGATGGTGTCCCCAACGCGTTGTATTGCCACTGACGGTAGGTGAAAGAGTGGCCCTGCTACCGCGATTGCTGATCGAACTAAAGGGTAGTCAGCTTCATTTTGCGCTATTTGTTTACTGAAGCGCACAATACTAGAAAATGCGCGTGTTCCGGCGGGGCCTTCGTACCCTATCGCGCCTTGAGTAACCGCCGCTAGTTCGCGCACGCCTACCCATAATCCAAGTAAGCTATTTGCGTGTTCCTTAGCAACGCGCTTTAAATACTCTTCCCAGTCGTCCCCGGCGAAAGCGCCTTTTAACGCTGTTATCCAAAGAATCGGTACGCTATAGAGTAGCAGTAAATCAATAGCTAATCGCCCGGTGTCCTTGGTGTACTCCCCCCAGGTACGCCCATCTTCCTTTTGGAAAATGTTAGTTTTACCTATCGCTTCTGTTGTTAAATTTAACTGAACATTAGCGAAATTATAGAAGTTCGTGAAAACCTTTAAATATGCGCTTCCGTGTTGTATTTGAGCCAAATCCGCGATATTACCAGTGCCTTGAGTATCGCGTACTATTTGATCGGCCAGTGCTACCGCGGTAGCTTCATCCTTACCTTCTGCGCGGTATTTGTTGTAAGCACCGAACCACGACGGAACGTCAACCAGTAACTGCGCTTTTTCAATAAAGATAAAATAGTTGTCTTTAAGTACATTGCTCTTACCGTCAACTGCGATCTTGTTTCTAATTTCAGTTAATGAACGATTCAAGTTCTCGCCGCGTAACCGCATGAACGGCGAACGTTCGTACATGCTTTTTACTAAACCTTCTTTGTGGACAGCCCCGCCCGCCCAGGTTTGTATACCGTCTAATACCGCGCGAAGGCCGATACGGTGCGCGGTTTGTGCTAACCCCACTGGTTGTACCGCAGCGGTTATGAGGTTGTAGGATAGTGCTGCAACGGTAGTACCGTTACGTAGGTGGCTTAACGCTTGTTCTACGTGGTTCTGCGCGCCAACTTCCCCCACGGCAATGTTCTCGACCGCCGCTTTCATAGTACGTATAACCGCCGGGCCTTGCGTAGTACGGATAGCCTTGTCCATCTTATTAGAACGTAATAGGCGGTTAGTATCGATCAACCATTCGTGCCAGGCAAGATCGTGTACTACACTATTAAGGTGTTGAAAAATCGTATTGAAATCTAACTTTAGCGGGCGTTTAACGTCCTGCGTAGTGCGGGCCTTAGTGTGCCCGCGCTTCGTAGTAGCTGCGCTGTACGCTCCTTGCATCTGCATCTTAACGGCCTCCGCGTCGGCGTCGTTTTGGGCAGGCGTAGACCGCCGTGGGTCAAATACGATAGGGAAGTAGCCGCCGCGAAGCGTACCGTAAGGGGTAACAATAGGGGTCGCTTCAACGTGCTCCGGTTCTAAGCCCGTTAAGCGCTTTTCTTTAGCAGCAATTTCAGGCCAATAAGTTTCAATGTTATCAAGAATTTTCTGTACGAATATCCAATCTTTTTGCTTTAAAGTAGCAAGTACTGCGTTTATTTGAGATTGGTCCCATTCCTCACCGGCCATTAAACGGGCTTTATTGGTGTCGTTACCCTGATTCAACGCAACCGTTAAACGCGCCTGACGTGGCAAGCTAGCTTTAATTTCCGGTATATACACCATCGTAGTAATCCCACCGTCGTTAAACAGCGGATCAAATATTTCATTCATAGCGCGATTAGCTTCCCCGCGGCGCACGTTTTCAAAGTCCGTACGTTCATTCATCGGACGTACGATTAAGTTCCAAAGTACGCCGTCTTCTTTATAGCCGTCCATTTCGTAAATCAGACTTGCAAGCTTACGATGGATAGCCGCAAAGCCTTCTAAACCACTAATAGCTGCGTCTAACTTACCAATCTCTACGATCTTATCGACGCGGGTATTACGGGCATTCGCCATTATCGATTGCACGGCATCGTTTAACGCTTCCGTAAACTCCTTACCAGCTTTTTGAGTAAGTAATTTATTCTTCAAAGAACTTAAATGCGCGATATTACGGACCGCGTCTTCCAACGCTCTTAATTGCGCAACGGTTAATTGCCGGTAATTAATTTGTTGGCTACTAGCTACTATTAATGGGTCAATGTCGATTCGATTACCGAGTTCTTCTTGCGCGGCTACCCACGTGGCTAAACCTTCGCGCCTGCTTAATTGAACGTTTGATGTTTTTACGAATTCGTACTGTTCGCGTAGCGCGTCGATCTGCTCTAAGTAATTACCGCCGGTTTTACCGATACGTTGGCGTACGCTCGTCGTATCGAACTTGGTCATATACTTATAGGTTGCTTCACCGGCATCGCGGGCTTTAGTACTTTCCAAATACAAGTAGTGGTTAAGTACTTCACGCTGTTTTTGCAAATTAGCGGCGTCGTAGTCCTTAACCGCCATGGCTTTAAACGCTAATCGATTTGCTTTGCGTTCTGCAAGTAAGTGCGCGTATGGGTTTAACTCTTTGTACTTGGTTTGGCTAACCATAAGGACCGCTGCCCCACGGAATTTATCTAAGGTAGGAATTTCCAGCGATAGACGAGCGGCGATGCGATCTTGATTACGCTTATCCTTAAGGTCTTGCAACGTATCGGCGTTTTTAGTTTTCTCTTCGCGCAACACCTCTTTACCGGCTTTACGCTCAGCCATGACAAAAGGTCGCACTTCTGAGCGCTTACGCCGAAGGGCTTTCAGTTCTGCCATAAGAATGTTAGTACGTTCCGCGTTGTGTAGCGCGGTTACCGCCGCTTCAGGGAGCCGACCATCGGATGCTAAGGACCCGTATTTCTCGTGCATACGCGCAGTAGTTTGATCCTCAATTAACTGCTTCTTAGGTACCATGTCGCGTAGCTGCGTAAACAACTCGTCAGCCGATTGAAACTCTAATAGCTCAGCAACGGTATCGATTGGAAAGTTTTCATCGGTAGTAAACGCCTTACTAAATCCCCGGGGTAACTTAGCTACCTCCTCTGAAGTAAAACGTTGTTGCAACTCTTTTTTACTAAGTTTTAAAGCAAACTCCTCCGTACTAATTAACTCTTCAAACGCTTTATAAATCGGCAGTTCATTAACTTCTTTTTCAACCTCACGTTTAATTATTTCGCGGTTCTCTTTCCATGCTTTAGTTTTCTCACGTTCGTACTCTTGAACCAAGCGCTTTTCTAACGCAGCTTTAGCCTTAGCGCCAGCTTGTGCTACTGTTTTAGTATAAGCTGCGAACTCCACGTCGGTCATACCCGCTTCTTTGGCATCCAGGAAAAGAGGCTTTAAATCCATTTCCTTTTGCGCTATTTCGATTTCAGTGTCCGACGCGTAAATACGGTCAAACACCCCGCGCACATCGTCATTAAGTTTTACTTTTAATTGTGCAGCACTTTTATATACTAGCTCAAGCCATGCGCGTAACCGCTGAAACACCCCTTGAAGTTCTTTACTAGGGGCCTTACCCTCGCGTAGATACGCTTCCCCCGCCCGCGCAAACGTCTCATGTTGATCTTCTGTAAACGGAGCGCCAGCTTCGGCCCCTAACCAATCGCGTAGTAGCTGGTGATCCCCTTTTAACTGCTCGTTCGCTTCAGGCATCGTAGCGATATCGTTCAGTATCTCTAAATGAAAATGACTTAATTCATGTACAAAGGTTGAAAGGTTCGCGTCATCGAGTAGCCCAATATTAAACTTACGATCCTTACCGAATTGGATATAACCACGTTTAGTACTATCTTGTTTAAAAGTAGTAGCGTCAGGGTTTTCTTTTAACGCATCGCGCGTAACCGTTAAACCATAGCGACTATGCAAAACATCAGGCTCAATACCCGCACGTTCAGCCAGGGTTGATATAGTCTTGGAATAAATCGTGGCATACGTATTCGCCGTAGACGGTTCAAAGCCTGCCTTACTTAACTGTTCTTGAAGAACTTCTTGGATAGCAAACGCTTTAGCCTGCTTAACGTCTGGTGCGGACACCGCTCCTTGGGTTACGTCGGCGGACACTGCTTGCGGGGCTTCTTGCAACTCACGCAACGTTAAATCGCCTTGATGAAAACGAATATCAGGGGCTAGGCCTTCGTGGTCTTTAGTCGCTGCAATTTGAGAAGCGTATTTTTCTAACGGGATAGCTACGTCGCTGCCGATGGCTAACGCCTCTTCGTAGTTAGTAGCGCCTACCTCATTAGCAACGGCTTGTGGGTCAATGTCTTGAGATTGATAATACTTTTGGAATTGTTCAGCGGAGATGTAGACCGTATCGAACGGGCCACCGTCTTTTGCTTTCGCAACAAACTCTTCAAATTTCTCCGGCATCCGAGTTTGCAACGTTGACGCCTTAGCCGCTTCACTAATGGCCGCCAACGTTTCTTGCGTTGATAACACCGCAGCTTTTTGATTATCTTTTTGCTGGTTTTTATTTAAAAAGCGCACAACCCCGTGGGCACCGCCCAATAGCGCGATTTGGGTAATTGTAGCGATAAACGTTTGCCACGCGGCCGCCGGACGTTCTTGGCGGTATTGCCCCCAGGTTTTATCAGGGTTCGCAATTGCCGTGTCTAACGCATCTTGTAAAACCGTTGCTACCTGCTCGGTAAGTCCTTCACGCAAAAGGATTCCACTTACAAATTCCTTGAACCCAGTTTTCCCAAGTTTGTTTACAAGAAAACTCATTGGCATTTTTTCAGTTAGTACTTCAACCGCACCTTCACCTACTCCGCCCAGCAACGCTTGCCCAGGGGTGGCACCGCGAGTACGGTATTTTGCGTAAGCTTGTGTTTCCGTATCTACAAAAGCAGAAGTTAAAACCGGAGCAGTACTGCGCGTTAGGAGAGAAGCGGCAATCGCCGGTAGTATTTTAAGCGTACTCAATGTGCCACCGTACACCGACGCCACGGTATCTGATTCAAACGCCGGAGTATCAATCGCTTCTAAATTTTGGGAATGCTTAAACCTCCGTCGCTCTTGCGCAATTACTTCATCATGACCGTAACTAACCCCGGCCGCGTTTAACGCGTCCGCGAATTGCATACGCATACCGGCTTTTGTTTGTTCACTGCCACGGATTAAAGATTTAATTAGTCCGGTACTAACGCTCGCAGCGTCCGGCCTAGTCCCGACCGATGGAGATACCGAATCAGTCAAGGGTATCTCGCCGCGTTGTTGGGCTAACGCTCGCTGGTCAGCCGCGTTAATACGTTCTTTACTTGGTCCAACTAGACGTTCGATAAACGACAAAGGCTTCGTGTCGTCGTACATGACCGCCGCGTTGTTTGGGTCAGACAAGAATTCAGCGGTTCTTGGGGCGTCGATAGCTAAGGCTTGCGGGTTAGCCTTAACGACCGCTTGTTGGCGTTGAAACTCTTTAGGTTGGACGCGTAACGTATCTACCGGTACACCTAAGACCTTTGCATGACGCTGAAGTAGCACTTCCTCCTCGGGATTACGCTCCGCTACAGTATTAACCGCCGCCATTACGGCGGAAGCCTTACGCTCCCGCTCCCGCGCTACTATGCGAGCTACTATCTGATCAGTGCCGGAAACATCGGCGGAAGCCTTACGCTCCCGCTCCCGCGCTACTATGCGAGCTACTATCTGATCAGTGCCGGAAGCATCGTCCGGTACGCGCTTTAGCGCCGGGTCAGCCTCGGCTAAGTTGGGTAGAGTAAACTCCGCCATTAACGCCCCGTAGACTCTATGTACGCCGCCATGAGTTGTTCTTCGGTCGGCTGAGCTATACCGTTGTTTCGGTAAGATTTTACAAGCGCCACCCGGGCGTCCTCTGGTATTTTATCGTTAGCCGGATCGAGTTCAACCCACGACTTTTCACTGGTCCAAAAGTTACCTACTTTTTTCGAAGTAAACAACTTAGCGGCTTCCTCTGCAAATTCTTTCGGGGTTAACTTATTTTTCTTAGTAGCTTCTAGCAAATTAACGTTTTGTTGTAATTGCGACCTAAGTTGACCTACTTTCCTTGCCCCGTTTTTAGTATTTCTATCAGCCGTTGTGATCCCTACCTGATCGAATAAGTTATCAAGCACTTGAGTTTGGGTATACACCGCGGTTAAGTGCGTGTCATTACCTGATTTAATCTCTTTTTGCAATTTTAACAAGTGCTTATATTCAGGGGTATCTAGTTCGTGCTTATGCGCCAGTAAATTTACATCCTTTAACGCGCCAGGGTTCGTATCGTACTTGGTATAAAACTCCCAATTCGTTTCGACCTTACCGTTGCCGCGTACGTTGCGTTCATACTCTCGCAATGCGCCAAATTTTTCGGCAGGTATTTGACCTTTAAACGATGCAGGCAAATCATCAAATAAAACGCCTGAATCAATTCGACGAATTGCTTCTGCATAGGTATTTTCACCTGTTTCTTTTGTCGATCTTTGATGTGTTGATACCCGATCTTTTGTTACTCTTTCAACGGCTTCTTTGCCTTTGACCGAAAGCCTTTGATAGATAGGATCCGCCCGCACCGCGTTTAGGTGATCTTCCTCCGTAGCTACTCTGGCGGGAGCAGCAATTCTTTCTTGGAAGGGGGCTAATACCTTTGCTACGTATTGTTGCTTATCCGCAGGAACGCTATCAAACCACGCGTTACCGTGGTTTTTAATTGCTTTATCAACCTGGCCCGGCCCCCACCCATACGCCGCAACCGCCTTAACTACGTCTCCGCGGTAGTGCACCACTAAAGCCGCGGAATATTCTTCGCCCACGCGGGTACGTTCTTCCACGCTATTATTACGTGCGGGCGTTACTCCGTACCCAGGGTCACGCGCGGTACCTTTCAATACCTGCATAGCCCCTTCTGCGCTGCTAAGAAGCTTACCTGTTTTAGGATCGATAGGCCGTACTACGCTACCGTCGGCGTTATAATCTTTACCGCCAGATTCAACGTTTCTAACACTTTTATTTAACGCCAACACGTTAACGCCGCCATCTGCCCTAATTAATTCACTACTTAACACCCGCATAGCTGAGGGCGTAACGCCAGCCGTTACTTTATCAAAAGTCTTTACAGCTAATTGGTGACTAGTCGCTAATTCAACTTCTTCATTCATCGTTGAACGAAGTTTTAACGTGTCGTTCACGTCCATCATGGACGAATACGTGTGTAAATGCTCTTGGACGATTAAGTAATTTTTAGAATCAAGCGCTTGTTGAATGCTATCTTTAAGCAATAAACTAATCTTTTTATGACTTATCGCGTTAACATCGCGTGGGTCCCAACCCAACATCCTACCTTGATCTTGTATCGCTTTTTCCGATAACGCTATCGATTGATTAATGATGTTTTTATTATTCCAATTCGCTTTAGCATCCAGGGCGGCCATATCTACTGTACCGTTATAAACTGACTTAGCGTGCTCTTCTACTTGCTGCTGCTCGTGCCCCATAACGCCGTTTTGAAACTGCAAACGCGCACCGCCGGATAACCTACTAAAAATTTGCCGTTGACGCTCGTTACCTAGTTGTTGCCCAATTTCGTTTTGTGCGTCATCGAATTGAGAAATATACCGAGTAGAAAGCGAGTTATTGTTCTCATCTTTTTTTAAAACATTTCCGCCCTTGATTTGCATAAAACCGTTTTGCTGACCAACGGTTAAATCAAGTTTTTTTTCCTGTAATCGGTTAAACGCTTCCTGCGCGCGTAAGTCATCCGCCTGAAGCGCTACCGTATCAAGAACTTTACCTAAGCCAGTTACACTTTGGCCAAGGGCTTCTAGCCCCGTGTCCGCGTTTGTGCTTACGCCGGTATACGCCGGTGTACTGGGAGCCGATAGGCCGACTGTCGGGCCGTCAAGACGCGGTATGCTGGGCATTATCCGTAGTTCAAACTGTTATAGTTGTTAATAAATGGCGTGTTGAAATTCGCGGCAGGAGTTGGCGCGTTAAACCAACTGTTGTAAGCGCCGTAAGCAGCGCCCGCGGACGTGATTAACGAGCCAATTGCTTTATTCTTTCCACTAGCCGCCGCCATTGCGCCTTGAAAGCGAGAACCAGCCGCCGCGTTAAGGCTGTTAGCTTCACCCACGCGGAAGCCGTATGCTTCCCGAACTGCGTTTGCTCGAATTGTCTGCGCATCTTGCTCTCCAAATAAAGCGGTTTCCGTTAAAGTGTCAGATACTGAACCAGAAAAGCCGGCGCCGCTAGCGCCGTAGGCTGCCGTTTGTTTCCCTAAAAATTGGCGTATTTTAGCGCGATGTTGATCTTCTTTAATACTCCCTTGTGCCGTAGCATCTTCCGCTGCGCGTGCTTGTATTTTCGCGTTCTCATCCGACAAGCTAGCGTTATAGTTACTTAATTGTTTTTGCATCTGCCCGCCGGAATACGCGCCATAGGCCGAAACGGCCCCGCCGACAACTAAAGCAATCGTAGCTGGTTCACACATCTTTCGCTTTCATCTCTAATTTTTTAAAAGGCATTTGCAAAGCCCCCCATGGTTCCGCTTCACCTAACGTAAATCCGAGCCATTCGAGCCACGCGATTGCAACGGTGTTACGCGCGTCTACGTAGTTAACTAATGTAGGATATATTTTTAACATCCGGTGTAGATAGCGCTTGTTTCTTCGTAAAAACGGTAATGCGTGCAGCGCTAACGTATCAGTACCTAGTAGCCAGGGGCTACCTATCCCACCGATAATTGATATAGGCGACACTCCGAACACGCACGCCGGTTCATCATCAATTAACCCTACCCAACACTCGCTAGACACGATTAAACCGTCGATTAAAGCGTCATCAACCGTAGCAAGCCGACCTGCGTACACCTCGCAACGGTCTGCTTCCCGGATATATGGCCCAATAGCGATAATATGTTCAATTGTCGCTGGGATAACTGAATAACTTGTACCCCGCACTTAACCCCCGACCACAACTTCCGGTATAGCAGCTAAAATAGTTAAAGGCAACGGGTCAGATTGTCGTACAAAAGTTGTGCCTGAACTATCCCATCCATTTGTAATACGAATTTCAACTACGCCAGTTTTTAATTGAATCGGGGTATCGTAGTTGTCGTCTACGTCTCGCCCCAAAGCTTCATCCAAGTGAGCGGCGTCCGGTCCTGCAAATATGCCGCGAGATTCTTGAACCAGTAAACGAAGCGTTGGAATGTTTTTTTGTTTAGCCCGAATTGTATCTGCGTTTTGAACTATTACATCTAACGTCTCAAAATCAGCTTCAATCGGTAGGCCGATATGAACTACTACCGCAGCTTTTGGGAGTTCTACTACGCCACCGACTACTGTTTGAGGAGTAACTACAAAGGCGTCCGCTAAAATCCCTACTTTTTTCGCTTCTAGATGAGCAAACCCCGGGAAACGAAAAATGGCTTTACCCCAATTACTCGTAGGTAAATTTTGTAAGCCGACAGGTATATCTCGGTTAGCTGTAGCGGTTAAGCGTTGGCTATCCGTGTAGCCCGTTACCATCAAACGAATAACCTGATCGTCTATCGGAAAATGAAATTCTCGGCCTACGTCTGCAAAAGTAAAGATAGCTGCGGAAGCGTCAATCTCAAATATTCCGTATCTCCACCCCCACGTGGCCGTTCCCGGCGTTTGCAAGATGTTAATAGTAGTAATAGTAGTATTACGGCCATCGTAACTTAACGAGCAGTCCAAAAACTTAGCGTCACGCTGATCGGTAAATTGCCGAGAGTGCATACGCTCAATATACCGAACGGTATTATTATTTACGATACGTTTAACGATAACGTACAAAATATCCTCGTCGCCCTCGCTGACTACGCAAACTGACTCGAACAAGCCGTCGGTATCGTGACGGTGCCAACCAATTACTTGTTGCTCGCGCATATACGTTAAACCGAGCAAGGTTCCGTCTTCACGGACCACCCACGCGCACGAAAAAGGGATCTGTGCAAAAGCCCAATCCAAAACCGTATGGTTTTTAAATAGATGAGATGACCATACCGTTAGGTCCGAACCAGTAAACTTATCGGCTTCAAACGAGTAAGCAAAATCGCGCACTACTGACCCGCGCGACTGTACAAATAACGCAGTATCGCCAACGATTAACGGTGCAACCTCCGACGTCCCCCGCGCGCTTTGTTGTTTAATGTTCGGTTCGCTTGGCGTCAACACGCCATTTTGATTACCGGACTCCACAAATTCGCCACCGGACGTCAATATCCCTAGCTTATCGGTCGGAAGGAAATGCTTAATAAAATTGGCCTTTTGCCCACTTACCCGACGCCGGATAGCGTCATCATCTTGCCCAGGGGCAGATTTACCAAAGTCGATATAACCGTCCGTTTTCGACATCCAGTAGTCTTCGGGTTGTGCAGGAGTACCGCCGAACACCTGACGTTGCTGTGTGTACGTTGTGCAAGTAGGGTATCCTTGACTGCCGCCCCATGCGCCGAGCGCCCATCGGTAGGTTGTGTTCGATCCGCCGCCCACTAACGAATCAGGTATGTAGGATTTTACGGTTGCGGTAGCGTTTGTCGGGCCACTACTCGCCGTAATCAACGCGATACCGTACCCGTCGTGCAAATACTCCCAACTTACCGCGCCGTCGGACGCCGTATCGTGATCGTGAAGCGGTTTAGCTGATCCGGTAGTAGCTGCGGTAAGAGATTTATAATACTTACTATCTGAACGTCGTATGTCACCTATAGCTACCACTTTGGCTTGTTCCCAGGGGAGTCCTAAATCTTTTATTTCCAAATAGAATAGTTGACCGATGTTCGCCGTAGTAAACAGCGCCGCGCTAGCCGTTAACGTTACCGTACCCGTAGTCGCACTTGACGTAACAGTAGTTCCGATAGCTACGTTTAAGTCCTGAAACGGGCCGTTGATAAAAGCAAAATCCGCGATAGTCCACACGTCGTGCGCGGTACGCGTAATCTGTTTAATTTTATGGTTTGGGTGGGTAATCGTTAGCGTATCAAACGATTGTGTGTACTTTAAAAACGGAAGATCAGCTTCTAGGTACGGAGTAACTAGCTCAAACGGTAAGCCGATATTCGGCCCGGTAGTGTTCAACACTAAACCGCCGTCTTTTATAACCCGCATTATTAAGTTTTCAAACACTAAGCCGTAGCTTTGTTTATCAGAAAAATTAAAGCTAATGAGCCTACCTTTTTTGCTTGGGTTCAACAACGTATCGATAAAACCAGTGCCAGGTCGGTTAGCCACGCCGCCGTACTGCAACACAATAAAGTTACGGCAGGTTTTTAACGCAATTCCGTAGCGTTGTAGATCCACTCGTCCGTAATTTGAAGGCGAAATTTCTCCCGCGCTAAAAGACGGTTGTAGTAGGTTGATACCCATTAAAAAGTCCTAAAGCGGGGGTCATCGAAATACGTTGTATCGGTATCGCGGATAGTTAAAAGTTGCGAATCCGCTTCAGGGTACGATACGCTTTGCGTAATGTCAGAGGTACGAGCCGCGCTTAAAGCGATGTTGTAGCTGTTAACCGCTTTATCGATTAAATTCGGTATTAACGCTAACGGCATAACCAGTTTTGATGCTAGTAAAAACTCTAGGGCCGTAGTAAATAGTGGAGAAAACAACGTAGGGTTAGTCACTCGTTGCGTGTACATTAGCCCGGCTAAAGCTAAATTAGAATAGATCACTCGTTCCGATCCGTTATTAGCTAGCTTATACGGTATACGTTGGTCACTACGAATAGTTCGCGCGCCCGGGTATGGGATGCCTAAAATACGTACGGCGTCAATGGGGTAGGTGTAGGAGTAAAGCCAGATACTAGGAGGCGTCTCATTCCGCAGGGTCATAGTAATATGACGATCCGCGAACGCCCAGGGGAACACTTCTAATAACGAATCGCGCGTTGCGTCGTAATGAAGGTTTAAAACTCGCGCTTCTTTTGAACGACCGTCTAAGTCGTCGATAAACGCAGTAACGCCTACATGCGACAACGCACGATTACTGATACTAACGTCGCTTTGCTGTGCCATGTGTCTACCTTAAAACGGAGGAGCGGGGAGTAACCCCCGCGGCCCGATTAGTGTTTACGAACTGGTGCGTTTACTTTTTGTAGCGCTTGTGCGGACTTCTCTAAAGACTCTGCTTGCTGTTGTGCAACTTCTGCGTTTGCTTTTGCAAGATCAACATTTTTCTCTTCTTCAACCGCCGGGGTGTCATCGCCGCGGGGGTCGGCTGAATGCGGACCAAGCACGGGTTGCTGTGCGTTTTGCGGATTGAAGTACGCATCGTCACCTACTTGAACCAGGTGTTTACCGGGGGTAATGAACTTGGCATCACCTTCTTCAATACCTTCGTTCAACGTAACCACTTCGTCTTCTTCAACGATTCGGTCATTGATGTAACTTTTTTTAAGCACTTTATATTTTGGCATGATAGTTCCTTTTTAGTTAACCGTCGATTATAGGATTGCAGAGTTAGCAGGGTATTTCTGCGTAAGATCGAAACTCTCAAGCACCATAGTTGAAGTAATTTTACCGGCGGTCATAGGACCTGTTGCGACAGTATAGTTCAAACGATAGTAACGTCGTGGCCCCGCTGGGTTACGCGGAATACTTAAAAATATCACATAACCGGCGACCAAGGTGGCTACCGGAATCGCGCCTGTTGTAGCAACTACCGTTGCGGTACCGAAACCAACCGCGCTATCTTCTTGCAAGTCGATAGTCATAGTCGCAGAGCCGGCAGCGGTAAACGCGGTATCTACGTCAATTAAAATTTCAATATCAGATACCGCAAGTTCCCGCGCAACGCCCGCATCAAAAACATTCGTTGATACGGCGGTAGTTGTAACAGCTTGGGCAAGGGAAAAAGTGCACAAAGAATCTAAAATAGCCATGGTAAGTTCCTTTATATAATTATGAGATGAAGAGTTAGGAGGTCACGCGGGCTTCAGTGTTTAAAATCTGATCCACTTTACGCACGGGGATACCTAAAAAGCCAGTCTCAAATTGACGCAATCCAGGCTCTACGGTAACTGCACTGCCTGATTTACTTAAGCCTTGCAATTTAATACGCGAAGCTACTGTACGGTTTGCGTAGAAAACCGGGTTACCGCCTTGGGTGGGCAAACGGTCTATTGCAATTGACATTAAGTTAATCAAATCCGCCGCACTTGTGTTAGCAACTAAGTTCGATACGTCGATGTTTGCAATACGAACCACGTAACGCCAGTCGCGAACTACTAAGCCGTTCTTCCACTGGAAGTGAGTACGGTACGCTTGAAAACGCCCGCCGTTTGCATCGATAATAGTGTCTTCGCCTAAGTCTTTGTGCATCAACCCGCCAGACTCGGAGCCTCTAGGAAAGGTACAAAAAACCTTATCATCATCAAAAACAACTAACCAAATCGAAGTGTTATCAGTACCCGTACCGCCGGCGTCAATAATATTTTGGCTATTACCAACGCTAGATGACAAAGAACTGTAACGTGGTGCCAAGCCTAAATACGTTTTAGGATCAACTGCCGGGTTACCGTATATTAAAGTCTGTGCCATTGTTTCGGACATCGACTCTAAAAACGCCTTGTCTTCCGACAAACGGAAAGCAGCGGTATTACCGTTTAGCTTTGCTACGTCAACATCAATTTCTGAATAGCCTTCCAATATACCGATGCCTTCGTCGACTTGTGCAGTCGTTGACTTGCTAGTTGGTACACCGGCGTTAAGCATGCGCCAGTACACGGTCGGTAATCCGGTGCGCACTGTTACGCGGTGAGTAGTAGCGCCATTTGCTTCAACAAAAACGGCGTCAGTTAAAATAGGATTGTACTGCATCAACAATTCTGCGATAACCGCAGGTTTGCCATCAGGGTCAACTCGCGCTGCCCAATCTACTATCGTTAAGTTAGTATTTCCAATCGTAGCCATAATTTACCTTATGAAATTTAGTTGTAAAAGGGCAGAACTACGCTTCGGCTTTAACGTACGCTGGATACATCACTTCGGCAGCGGTCTTTTTACCTACGGTTGGGTCGCCATTGTGGACTTTATCTTCGCCCATAGCGCGTCCAATCCGTGAGAGCAACTTAACTAAGGGCGGAAAGTTACCCATCCCTGTTTCTTTTGCCCATTCCACAAAGTCCTTATCTGCAAAAGCACCGATTGCCTTGTGGGAGGCCTGTACCGCTTCGTTGTGCTTAGCGCCACCGAAATCAGGATCCGCTTTTAAATCGGTTATCCACTTCTGTTGTTCCTTAGCCCACAGTTCCCGCTCTGTTTTTAAGTCCGCAGCTTGTGCTTCCCCGGCCGACTTTACGCGGGCCGCTTCAAAATCAACAAGCGCTTGAACTGCTTCATTGGATAAATTATGTTCACGCGCAATCGGTTCAAACTGTTGAACGATTTTATCGTCAACCGTCATTCCCTCTGGCACTTTGAAATCATATTTTTCGGGAGCGCCTTGTGGTTTCGTATCCTCAGGGGACGATGTCTCACCATCTGCGCCGGTACCGTTATCATTTGTAGCGTTACTGCCCGTAATCTTTTGATTACTGGACTTATTCGGAGCTAATGTATCACTACTTTTATTTGTGTTGTTGCTCGTAACAGATTCAGTCGTAGAGCCAGCATCTTCGCCGGTGTCCGTCGTACTGTCGTTGGTTACATCAGTCATTGCTGCCCCCTTGGGTAAGTTGTTTTCCTCGTTTTGCGTCAATTTGCGCTTCTTGTTGCATCGATATCCATGCGGCCGAATCTACTTCGATCACTTCGGCAAGCAACCACATGCCGTAGTTGTGTCGTCCCATGTTGTAGTTACTGATCCTATCGTCCGGCCCGAATGGCGTCTGATAGATACCTGCTTGGCTAAGCATCCGCCAAATCAAGTTCCGCCCCGGACGGGTAGATAGCACCGTACGCAAGTCGTCTAACTGAGCCTTACGCTCTCGCTTCGTGTTTGCGCGTCGCGTATTGACTTGGTCTTCATCGTCTGCGTTATATTCTTTCATCTTATTGCGCCGTCGGTTGTTGCGTTAACGCGCCTGCACCCGATAAGGCCGTTAACATGTTTTCCCCGCTGGTGTCAGCCTGCGAGAGTGTCTTCGCCCCCTGCGCGGCGGCCATGGCTTGTTCCATCGCTGCTTGCTTCTGCTGTGCGGCGGCGCGTTCAGCGCGGATCTTGTTAGCCGTTGCCGTCGGTACTACGAGCGTCGGAGGCGAACCCGCGCTATCAGCATAGTTGTCGATAATCGCATCAAGTTCGATCTTATCCCAAGCTTGCGGCTGTCCTTGCGCAGCAAGATTTGCTACGAACGAAGTAAGCCGCTCGACCGATTGCGTACCTACCATCTTCTGCGCTTGCGCCATAACCGAGATATACTCGATCTTAAGCTGCATTTCAGACAATTCTGGCGGCGGCACGGGTAATAAGCCCGACTGGCCCATTTTCCAAAACGGCTCGCTTTTGCGTACCATGATATTGAACGTGCGGTCGATCAACGGGTCGAGCAAATCCTCGTCAATCCGCTGCAATACCGGGCCTAACTGCATCAATCGTTCTTGCGATAACTCTTCTACTTCCCGTGCAGTAGTTCCGCTGCGGCGGTCATTAGCCATCATCAAAAACAAATCAACAAAAAACGCTTTGTTAATGCGCTCTTCAACCCGTTCCATGTCCGCGACTAACTCGTTTAAGTTCAAGTTAACCTGATAGGCCGGTGTAAACCCCTGGGTACCCTGCATTTGATCGTAGTAGCTAATCGCACCGGCCATGATAGACGCGTCTTTGTTTATCATCGATGATGGCGCAGTCATCGGCGGGCTTATCTTCTTGTCCAAGGCTTGATACTTACGCTTCTCCTCTAGCTGTAGCCCTTTTACGTCGCCTAACGCTAAAAGTCCCGGGCCATTACCGTAGGTGTCGTCGTCCGTAACGTCCCATCGCGGGGCAAACGCCGGGAAGTCATCGAAGCCCGACTCCGAAAGGATATCGCCTTCGCTGCCACCCGTTTCCAGGTAAACACTACGAAAACGCTTGTACTTCGCCTCTAGCCTATTTTCGTCAGCGTTAGGGTTCGGCTCAATAATGTGGACCACTTCCACCTGTTGGTCCCCTAACCGACTTTTGTATAGCCCCTGCGTACTTTTCGATAAGCGTTCTAACGTAAACCGGTCAACGAGTTGTCGCACGCTCATCGATAACGTTCGTACGAGGGTATCAACCGCCAAGCGATGAGATTGCCCTAAGGAATATGAGCCAGTAGCTACCGGGTAAAAGCGCACAACGTCGATCGGGTCTTCTAACTCCAACATGCACGCCGTGCCGTACACGCCCATGTTGGCGTAGATGTTCGGCAAGACGTTGTACAAGTTAGAACGTATAAAAATCTCACGCATACGAGATTCTACGATGTAGAGCCAAGTCTTCACCGGGCCGTAGTCCGCTAACTCCGGGTCGTTGGTCGTCATTCGAAACCATGGTCTAGCCGGGTTAGTTACCCCTGCACCCATGCCGCCCGCTAGCGTACGCGCGGCAAGCGTTGCCATGTTGTTTATCGCCCGATTTGCCCGACGCGGCTTGTTCTTGTCACTCTGTAAAAAGCGCGCTGCTCTCGGCGTTATGAAGTCCGATAGCTCTTTCCAATCGGCTAAAAAATACGAACGCTCCTGTTCTAGCGCGGCTTTCCTGCGCATAACACTTTGCCGTACCGTTTCTTTTAACATCTCCATCGTGTCGCCCTTATGTGCCCGTGTCTGGTGCCTAGCCGGTAGCTCTTACTGCCCAAGAGCCGTTTTTTGTGAAACGCTTGCCGGGTTACCTAGCCCTGCCGCTCCCGTCGCCTGGGTAGACGACCTACCGAAGCGTGACAGCATCCGGCGGCGTTCACGGTCCCGCGCGTCTACCGACTGCGTATCAATCTCTTGTTGTTGGGCCGACATCGTCGGCGGCGGCGCTACCACTTGGGGAGTTGGCGCACTGGGGCTAGATGCAAAGCACATGTTTTTCCTTATGAAATAATAGGGGCTAACGGGCCATGGCTTCATCGCTGAACGGATCGTATTCGTGGGCTATCTTCGTACGGCTTTGCCTACCACCGGACAAATCAATACCGCGTGTTTTTGGGGCCACGGGGAACGCAAACGTCATAGCAAGCGCATCAGCCAGATCGGGAGATTCGCAGATTATTGCACGAACCTTCTCTTTGTCGTCCAAAATAAACCTGTCATTACTAAAATAATAAGTCTGTGCGCACAACTCCCGGACCAAGTCCGACGACTTCGGTATCACCCCCATTTCGGACTTTAACCAATTCGCCATATCGAAGTGCATCTCGGCTC